AGCGCTCATGGGACATTTTAATACCGACTATTCGTAAAGATGATTCAGAAATATGGATAACCTTTAATCCTTCTCTTGAATCAGACGAAACATATCAAAGGTTTGTAGTCAACCCACCGCCGGATACTCAAATATGCAAACTGAACTATCATGATAACCCTTGGTTCCCAGAAGTACTTGAAAAAGAACGGTTATACTGTAAAGAAAATGATCCCGAAAACTATCCGAATATTTGGGAAGGTGAGTGTAAACCAGCTGTAGAAGGTGCTATATATTATCATGAAATCCAGAAAGCTATAAACGAAGGGAGAATTTGCAATGTTCCTTATGATCCTATGTTAAGGGTTCATGTCGTGTTTGATCTCGGCTGGAATGATGCAATGGCGATCAGTTTAGTGCAGAGACAAGCGTCATCAATAAGGATAATCGAATATATTGAGGATTCACATAAGACATTAGATTATTATTCTGCTATGCTAAAAGATAAAAGATTAAACTGGGGCAAGCTCTGGCCTCCCCATGATGGATATTCAAGAGATATTAAGACCGGACAAAGTACAGCAGAGATAATGACCAAGTTAGGATGGGATGTAGCTAAGCGGAACGAGATAACCGAACTAAACGTGGAAGACGGAATAAGAGCGACAAGGATGGCATTTGGCAGAGTTTACTTTGATGTGAACAAAGCAGAACGATTAGTTGAATGTCTGAAAAGATACCGCAGACGGATTAACAATGCAACTCAGGAAGCAGGAACTCCGTTACACGATGAATTTTCTCATGGATCTGATTGCTTTAGATATATATGTGTTAATGCTTTGAAGATGGGTAACGAAGAAATTAAGCAAAGACCATATCATGCAACTTTTGGGGTTTTAGATCCTGTGGTAGGATATTAAAAGGAAATATAAATGGAAGAACAATACGAAGAAATAGACGAAGAAACCGAGAATAGAGATAAAGAGGAATTATTTCGCAGGATTGAAGCCTTAGCTACCAGCTTATTGAAAAAGCGTGATGAAGCGATAGAAGGCAGGGCTGCTTCAGGGGTTGAGCGAAGGTGGCTTGAAGACCAGGATGCTTTTGACGGTCTTGATGCAACCAATAGAAATCCTAACATGGTTGACTATGCGACAGGCGAGGCTTATTTAAAACCCAATAGCCAGGGGCCTAAAAGATCGTCCGTTATTGTTAATATTATCAGGGGTAAATGCGAAGTTGCAGAAGGTCGTTTTGCGGATATACAGTTACCTGTCGACGATAAGAATTGGGGTCTGAAAATAACACCAGTACCGGACTTAACTAAAGCTCTTGACGATGAAAGATTAGCGTTTGATAAGAATCGTCAGGCAATACAAAAGCCAGATGGGAAGCCAGTTGTTATATCTGATGTGGCTAAGCGTGAAATAGAAGAAGCTAAAGCTAAGATGCGGTTAATGGAAGCCGAAATTGACGATCAATTAACAGAATGCAGTTTTAATGGTGAGAATCGTAAGTGTGTAAAAGATGCTGTAAGATTAGGCACAGGTATTCTTAAAGGACCTAACGTAGTTAAACAGGTAAAAAAAGTATGGATACCCAAAACCGAAGGAGATGTAACAGTTCATGTCCTTGAAGTTATGGAAGAATTTAAACCGGCTTCAAAACGAGTTGACCCCTGGAATATTTATCCTGATCCAAACTGCGGTGAGGATATAAGAAGGGCAGCGTATATCTGGGAGCATGACAGAATATTACCAAGAGAATTACGCAACTTAATAGGGATTGAAGGTTATTTAACCGATCAGATATTCAGAGTATTGGAAGAAGAACCTATACGCACACATGTTATTGAAACCAAGCACGGTAGAGAAATACAACAAGACACAGTTAATAAAGGCGAAACTTATGAGCGGTGGGAGTATCATGGCGATATAAACAGAGAAGACCTGGAAGCGCTTGGTTGCGATTGTGAAGAAAAGACCTCTGAATCATTATCAGCCTGTGTTGTGTTCGTAAATGACAGGCCAATAAAAATAATGGTTAATGTTCTTGACACAGGCGATTTGCCGTATGATTTTTTTCAATGGACAACTGTAGCTGGTAGTCACTGGGGTATCGGTATTCCACGCATGATGATCTGGCAACAAAGGATCATAACTTCGGCATGGCGTGCCATGATGGACAACGCTGGCGATTCAGCAGGTGCAAACGTAGTTTTGGGGTTTGGTGTTGAACCCGACGATGGAATATGGGAACTAACCGGCAAAAAAATATGGCGGGCTATTGGAGATATTGAAGACGTAAGAAATGCGTTTGCACAATTTCAGATAGCTAATAATCAAGTAGAATTACAAAATATAATCGAGCTGGCTTTAAGATTCGTTGATATGGAAACCAGCCTTCCAATGTTGTTTCAGGGCGAAAAAGGCGAACTACCTGAAACACTTGGGGCAACCAATATTATGGTTGATTCAAACAATGTTGCATTAAGATCAAGAGTTAAGTTATGGGATGACCAAATCACAAGACCGCATATAACACGTTATTATCACTGGAATATGCAATACAACGAGAAAGCCGATATAAAAGGTGATTATAACGTAGATGCCAGGGGGACTTCGGTACTGTTAGAAAAAGATCAACAGAGTAAATCTCTAATAGAAATAATGCAATTAAGAAAAGATCCGACAATTGGTGATATTATAGACTGGACTGAAGCTGTTAAGCAGTTATTTTTAGCTCGTAAATTAGATGTAGTTTTGCCGGATGATGAAATTAAAAAGAATAAAGAAAAACGAGCCGAGAAACCGCAGGTTGATCCATCAATACAAGTAGCACAGATAAGAGCAAAGGCTGAAATTGAAAAAGCTAAATCATCTCAACAGTTTGAAACACAAAAAATTCAAGCACAACATGAACAAGCTATGATACAAATGCGGGAAAAAGCCAGGGATGCAGAGCTACAAAGACAGCACGAATTGGCATTAGCGCAGATGGTGTATAATACTAAGGTCATGGAAATGTCTGAAAAAACTGGAATCAGTTTGGAATCTATTAAGGCGGATCTTGCAAAAACCAGTGCTAAATTAAACTTACAGGAGAGGCTATCATCACAAAAAGGTGGGGGCGATCAGGTTGCTACCCCTGTAGCAGAGCCTCCTGCCAGGGCAAAACCAGGACATGCATTTGAAGATTAGTCTTGTATGGCTCGAAAAGAAGGGGAACAGAAATATTGGAAATAAACTATGAGCATTAAATTTGAAGTAGGCAAATATTATATTCATAGAGGCGGTAGGAAAATTTCTATTGTTGGTGAAGTAAAGACAGATCGTTGGGATAAAATGCTTGTAGTCGAAGAAACTGATCGAACAGGTCATGCTATATCATGTATAGAAAAAGGCAGTGAAGATACCGCTGATAACTGGATTGAAATTAGTAGAAGTGAATGGTTGAGGGAATTTCCAAATGCTTAACTTATTTAAAAAGAAAAAAGAATCGCCAATTGAAGTTAAGTTGCGTGAAGATTATGCCAGAGATGGTGTGTTAGACATATATTCAGATACTTGGATATTTATAAAAAACTGGGCTACTAACGAATTAAATAGAGCCAGAGAATTTAATGATAAAAAAGGGCTTGACATTATACAAACAACTATGATAAGGGGACGGATACGTCTATTAAAAGATATATTGGAGTTGCCTAAAAAACGATGAAAGACGCACAGGCAAAGGCAATTCAGAAGGAGATTGAGGATATTTTAGAGCGATACGATATTCATTTTAAGACTGAAAATGTATGTTCGCCAAAATTAAAATTTATTAATATAACTATTTCAATTAAGATTACTAAGGAATAACCAAAACAAAACATTTTCAACCATCACTATTATTGTAATATAAACTAAAAACATAACCCAAATTAGACCTATTTAGGCTGTTGGATTGAAACATAAAGTTTCTTTTTAACAGCCTTTTTTTTATTTTACGAGCTGTGTAAACACCTCAAACAATCCGCCTAAGAGCCGGAGAAGGAGATCAGATGCCAGAAGAACAAGAATTGACCGAAGAACAGATTGCTGAAGAATCACAAGCGTTAAGGGCTGAAGTTGCTGCTGAAACATGGGAAGGCGTACAGCCAGACCTTATTCCATCAGAACCAGTTCAAGAGGAAGTTCCAGTTGAAGATCCGTGGGCAGGAGTAAACCCCTCCCTGCGACAATCAATCGAGAACCTGACCTCACGCATTGAAAACCTGTCTGTAATGGAAAACAGGCTAAAGCAAGCTGAAAAACGAGTAGGATCAATCCAAAATGAGCTGTTTGTTGCACGACAGGCATCAAAGCAACTTGCAAATGCGCCAAGCGCAGAACAAATTGCACAGTCGGCAGAAACAGAAAAGAAATGGAACGAGTTAAAAGAAGATTTTCCAGAATGGGCGACAGCTATTGATGCCAAACTTTCTGCCATGGGCACAGAGTTTGCTCAAAAGATACCACTGGAGATCGAAGGAGTAGAGGAAAAAATTAAGGCTGGTATTAATTCGTTAAAAAACGAATTATCAGGAACATTAGAAAGAAAGGTTCTTACCATAAAACACCCAGGGTGGGAACAGATCAAAGAGGATGCGGCATATAAAGCATGGATTGCTGGTCAGCCTGAAGAAGTAAGGGTAAAAACTACCAGTCCATATGCAGAGGATGCGATATTTGTTCTTGATAAGTTTGTAGAATCACAAAAACCAGTTAAGTCTGCTACTGAGATTGCAGCAGAACGCAAGAAACGGTTACAGACATCAGAAGTAGTTACAGGGCAAGGCAGAAAAGCTCCTAAGGCAGAGGCAGACATGTCTCCACAGGAGTTAAGACAAATCGAAGCTAAAAAAATATGGGCAAACAGATAAGCCCTAAAGGAGATAATTATGGCCGTACAACTTTATTCAACAGTCGCATCGCGTAATTTAATACGCGCAGAGCTCACAATGCTCAAGCATGTTGAGGGGATTCAAGTACTTGGTACTTTTGGAGACCAGAAAACTCAACCACTTAATAAAACAGATACAGTTGTGTTTAGACGGTTACAGCCGTTTAACGCAAACGCAAACGAAACACCAAACATTACCGCAGCAAGCTTTGTGACTTCAGAGGGTACAACCCCGACTGCAAACACTATTAGTTACACAGACGTAACTTCAACTCTTAATCAATATGCAGTTTTGTTTAAATTCTCATCTAAGGCACAGCTTATGTACGAAGATGATATTCCAGACGACATGGCAAAACTCACAGGTGAGACCCTGGCAGAGGTTGCAGAGCTGGTAGCTTATGGTCAGGTTAAAGCCGGATCATCGGTAATTTATGCTAATGGTTCAACCAGAGTTGGTCTTAATAGTACAATTTCTCTTAATAAATTAAGACAAGCTGCAAGAACGATGGAAACCAATAGAGCAAAGAAAGTTACCTCTGCAATAAAACCTGGTCCCGATTTTGGAACAAGTTCTGTAGAGCCATCATATATTGTATTTATGCACACAGACTGTAGTGCTGATGTGAGAAATATTGCAGGGTTTACCAAAAGAGTTGATTATGGTTCTGCAATAAAACCAGTCCACGAACGAGAAATAGGTGCAGTTGAGGAGTTCAGATTTGTAACCTCTCCCTTACTGGCTCCTTTTCTTGCGGCTGGCGCAGCAATAGGCACAGATGGGATGTTGTCAGCCAATACTACCAATAATGACGTTTACCCAATGATAGTTATGGCCGAAAGCGCATGGGGACATTTGTCACTAAAAGGACATGGTTATTCAGGTATTTCTCCAACCATTATACCTGCTTCAACTAAAAACCATGCCAACCCATCAGGTATGTTCGGTTTTGTTGGTGCTGATTTCTGGTACGCAGCTATCCGTTTAAATGAGAATTGGATGACACGTCTGGAAATGTGTGTAACAGATTTAGCTTAACCATTTATCATTGAGGTTAATTAATGGGTAGAAGGTTAAAGAAAACAACAGATGAAGCCAAGCGAGCCAAGAAGAAAAAGGCTCGCAAGGCTAAAAAATGACTTACCCGATTTCCTGAAAGGAGGCAAATCACATGAGTAAGATTCAAAGTTATATAAATTATATAGCAGACTCACGAGCAAGACGCTCTATCAGGTCTGTTTTTACAAAATTCTTGAATGATGATGATCCTACCACATTCAAGGCAATGACCTTTGGGGCAGGTGCGACCCCTATTTCAATTGCCGGTGCGTTTACAACAGGCATTAGCATATCGGCAGACGGTACTACTGGAATTTCGATTACGTCAGGATTTTCCGGTGTAAATATGCTTTCCCTTGCAGGCACAGGTTCAACCTCTGGAATTTTGATTTCAGGGGCTTGTGCTATTCCGCTTAACATCACAGGCGCATTTACCACAGGTATTACGATTGCAGCCGACGGAACGACAGCGATCAGCGTAACAAGCGCTTTTACTGGCACTACCGGACTATTGTTTGCAGGTACAGCAACAAACGGTATTTCACTGACCGGAGCATGTGCGACCGCAGCAATCAGTATTTCTGGAGCAGAGGCTATAGGTTTGAGCATTTTGACCTCTACCCCTACTGACGGCATTAATATAGCGGCAGCTTGCGCCAACGGTATAGCAATCGGTGGAGCAAATACTACAGCAGGTATTAACATAAGTGGAGCGGAAGCCGTTGGATTAAGCATTAACACCTCAACGCCTGTGGATGGTATCCTGGTTTCTGCGGCATGTGCAGATGGTATTCAATTATCT